ACGTTGTTTTATATTTTGTTAAATTAGAATCGTCTGGTAAAAGTTTACCCTTAAGTCCTAGACGAGATTGATTATCAATCCAATATTTTTGAAGATCTAATGGAATATCAGTTTTTGTTGAGTCTAATATTTTTAAGTATGCATCTAATATTTGATTTAATTTTTCTTCAGATAAGTTCTTTTTTAAAGAATCCATCAATTCAAAATAATCATTTAATATATCTTGAGATAAATTAAGACCATATCCTTTATTTAACGCAGCTAATGCTTCCTGAGGGTTAGTCGCTACTATTTCTTTTGTTTTTTTATCTTTGACACCAGTACCATGACTGAAAATTTTATCTAATACTTTAAACATAGCTACCATTAATTGAGTTCTATGTAATCCTTTAACATTATCTTTATATGTATTTGAATAGTAGCTGAAATTTAGCCAATCTAAATTACCTACGTTAATATCTATTTGGACTGCTTTATCCCCTATTATTTTTCCATTCTTATCATATTGAGGAATTATTTTTCCATTCTTATCATATTGAGGAAAAGTACAAAATATAGATCCACCACCGGCTGATTTTAAATCTGTGTTTATATAATCTGATTTCTTTTCAAGATCAATAGCTATTAATTCTAACATAGCTCTTAATTTACTTTGAGCTTCTGTTGATGAAATTGCTCTTCCTCTTATTTTATCATATAAAGCATTAAATTCTGCTTTATCAATATTCCAATTATCTAATAATGGTGTGCCATCTTTAGTTATAAACTGATTAACATCCATACCTAAATCAATATCCCCTGATTCATCTTTTTTACCGACGGAACCTAATGTGTTAAATTTAAAATCTACTTTTGGATATATTTTTTTTAATTCAGATGTAAACTTTGATAAAGTTGGTTCAATATATTCTTTTTTAATCTTAGATGTAGTGCCGAATACATTGCCCCCTTCTGTTATTACAGTTTTTAAAATTTTAATTAAAGAAATCATTCTAACGGTTTAATATAAATATTACTAATTACATTCCTATTTGAATTTCAGTTGGAAAATCATTTAATGTTGGTTTAGGATCTGGGTTTTCTAGTTTATATAATTCGTGTATATATCCAAACAGTTTAAAATTTTCCTCAATAGTGCGGGTTGGTTCGTATATTTCCCATCCTTTACCTTGCATTTTTTCTCCTTTTTTATCGGCTTTATGTTTTGGAGATTTTAACCAAATAATACCTACACGTTTGATTTTTTCCTCATACAATTCATTCCATGCTTGAGCATACGCTGATAGTTGTAAATCATGGCTTGTATGTAATGAGTTTGATGTTTTAATATCTAATAACCATTTTTCACCGTTTATTTCAACTACTAAATCACATGTTCCTGCAAACATATATTTGTCTGAGAATAGATGGGCTTCACTTTCTATTAATGTTGGTTTATATGTAGACCAAAATTCATGGAATTTTAAAATCATCTGCCATACAAACATCGAGTACTGTGAAAATCCTCTATCATCAATTAATGATATTTTTTCACCTAAAAGATATCTTTCAACAGCGTCGTGTACTTGTGTACCTTCATCCGCTGCTTTTCTCATTATAATATCTGAATTATGTCCTACATCTTTTAACCAGGTTTCAAAGAATTTATTTTTAGGCATATATTGCAAAATACTAGTAACGGATGGGTAGTATTTATCATGTCTGGTGTAATATCTATTATCCATTATTGTTACTCTTTTAGAAGAATCATCAATTTCTAATAGTCGTTTAACGTGTTTTTTATTAACGTTTACATTTTTTTCTATCATAACATAAGTTTTTTATATAACAAGTCTGAGAATTTTAGTGGTTCAGTATCTTGTATAATGTGTGTAAAATGTTTGAATCCCATATCTGATGGGTCCTTATCCTGCATATCAATTAGATATACTTCTTTGTTTTCGTTCATGAGTTGTTGGCAAAATTCTAATGCTTTCTTTTGAGCGTCTTTATCTAATGCTATGTAAATCTTTTCAACAGATGACATAACAATACGTTTCATAAGATTAGATTGAATATTTTTACCAAGTAATGGAATGGCATTACGTTTTATAGCTATAGCATCAAATGGCCCTTCACATAATACTAATGGTAAATCCCAATTTATAAAAAATTCAAACGGAATAATATTACGAGATGAATTTGGGTTTTTATATTTTATTGGATTGTCTTTTTCAAAACTACGTGCTGTAAAATAATTTAACACGCCATTTTCATCATATGATGGTACTATTATTCGTTTAGAATAAACTCCAGATTCACAATACCCTAAATTATATTTTATAATATCATCCTCACTAATACCTCGTTTTTTAAGATAAACCATAGCATGTTTAGCTATAACTGAATTGTTTGAGTTTAGTAATGATTTAAATTCTTTAGGTAAATGTACTTTATCAGTTACAGTAGGTGTAATATCATGTACATCAACTTTAAGGTATGATTTTAGCTCTGCTATTTTTTCCTTTGGTGTGTCTAATAATTTAAGTAATTGAGCTAGTTTTTTACCTCGTTTATCACATGACCAGCAATGCCATGGGTTAACACCTTCTTTATTTTTAGTAAAATTAATTTCAAGTTTAGGTTTATGATGTTTACAAAAAGGACAAGGATAAGCATAATTGCCCTTAGATGTGGATTTACCACTACCTAAAACAGAATTCATTATTGTAACCAAAGCTTGATTTACCATACTCTATAATATAATATATTATATTTGAGGAGCCAAGTCTTTCGGGAAAAACTTTCCTAATATATTATTATTTACCCAACGTTCACTATCAGATAATACGTTATTATCAAATAAGTATTTAGTTTCATAATATGTTAGTTCCTTAGATGATTTACATAAACGTAACACAACACGAGTTAGTTTATCTGTGGGGATTGTTTTGACCCATTGTTTAACTTCATCTGCTGAACCATAATATGTTTTCCAGTCAGATTCTTTAACTATTTTCTTTTTAGAGGGAACACGACCACGTTGAGTAGGTAAGGCAGCTAATTCTTTTTTACCTAATTTTTTGTTTTGGGTGTGTTTAAATATTTTTTTACCTATATATTGGCGATTTGTTTCTAAATTGGTTGTTAGGTAAACATAACCGTAGTACTCGTCTGTGTTGAAATCTGGATTGTTTATGAGATCTTCAACATAGGTACATTTTTCTATTTGAACCATATTACATGTCTAAATTTATTAATATTGTTGTATCTGTTGTAGCGCTGGTAGGTAATGGTTGAGATAATTTACCTACAGCTAATAGATTTTGAGCCTCATCATATAAACCAACAGTTGACACATAAGGAGCCCATTGTGAACTTGTTGTGTAAGAATACACTGAACCACTTGTGTCATATTGGAGTGTTGGATTTAATGTGTAGTTAAATTCATTTTCTCTAAATGTACATTTATATTGCGTTTCATATATCATGTAAGAAGAAGAAAATGAACATGTTACGTTTGATGAAACAATTGAACCAGATGCTAAACCTTGATCTGTTATAGTAATCATACCATGTGGATAAAATATATTTCCCACTATAGCACTTCCTGATTTTAAATTACCTTCACCATCATCTGTAAGTACAAAAGTACTACCTGAAGTGAAAGAATATCTAAATGAGTTAGGTAATATGTAATCCCCAAATAATCGAGATGGGACTGATATTACTCCAACAAATTGATTAGATCCAGTAGGAAATGATTTAGCAAACGTTAATGTGGTTTGATTGTAAGTATCGTACATTCCTGGAGATGGAGTTGTGCCTACTAATACATTACTACCTGTATCTACTCCAGGGATTATACTTGATGTATTTACATTATCACCATAACTAGAACTTAAATAATTACTATAATATAATTGTTGTATTGAATCATATACTAACTCTTGATCTTGGGTTGATATGTATCCTGTTGTTGGGTTTGAACCAGATATAAATGGTCTTGAATTTATATTCTTACCTAAAAATCTATCTATACCAACAGTAGAAGCAATCATACCAGAACCACTAAAAGTAAACGATTTGTTTACTTCGAATGGTGTCACTATGACATCAGATGCTAAGAGTTGTTTAAATGCTATCATTCTCTAAAAATCAAGCTTAATCCTTATAAGTGCTTCTTTTGTGAAATTTTTAAGTAATGGTCTAGATAATTTAGCTACAGCTAGTAATTCACTTGTATCATTATATAATCCAATTGTAGTAATATATGTTTGTGGATTGTTAATGAAATAAGGATATAATACTTCACCAGTTGAACCTGAAATATATGATGGATTTTCTGAATAGTTGTATTCAGCACTTCTAGGTCTTACAAAGATATAATCTGATGTTATAGTTTCTTGACTATTGATTGAGAAATTTGCAGCACCACTTATAGCTTGGTATATGCTTCTATTAGGTGAAGTATTAGGTGCTGATGAACCAGTTGCTGAGCCACTATATTGAAATCCTATACCTCCACTTGTTGCAAAATCAGCTAGTGCTAAAGGATTTAAGATAATAGAACCAATATCAGGTAATAGCCAACCATATGAACCAGAATTTTTTGAATATCCATCCGCTGTATTACTATTACCAATAGCTGCTTTAGTACCTTGAGAACCAGTTATAAGTTGAAATACTCTACCAGCTTCAGTGTATTGAACTGTAGTGACATAATTACTATCATCTGTTAAAGTTATTGAACCAGAATTACCTGATAATCTTAGAGATAATGAACCTAAAAATAAAGCTTCTTTATATCGTGTTCTATCAAATGTTAAAGCATAAAATTGAGATGATGTTATTGTTCCAAATACGAAATTTGTATTCTCATCACCAATAACTAAATCTTGCCACTGTCCGAAAATAGTACCTGTAGGAGATTTACCATTAACTGCGTTGTTATAATTAGCACTACCACTACCATTTGCATTACCATAAGCTATAGCAAATTGAATAGATGCAGCCGCGTCTGTAGACGCAGTTTGATATACGTTTAAGTAAAAATCACCTGACGAACCAGCTTCTTGAGTTGATGAGGTAAAAAATGTAGTTAATGTTGGGTTCCCGTTTGACCATAATGTTGCTGATATAGCATCAGAGCTTACTATAAAATCTTCAGGGGCTAAAGGACTAAATGCCATGTTTATATATTTTTATTTTTATAATATTTTTAGGATACTTTTGTTACAGTTACCGGAATAGATAATCTAGCGCCACTATCTCTACCAACTACAGTTAATGTAGTATACAACGCAGTGTTATTACCAAACAACGTGTTTACTGTGGTTGCACGTAAGTTTATAGTAGTACCAACTACTGTTTTAGATACGCTTGTACCTAATGTTGTAGTTGTATTTAAAGCTGTAGCAGCAGGGGTGTTAATACCAACACCTTCAAATGTTTGCATTGTTCTAACATCACCTATTGTAGCTGTATATCCACTTGTTTCGAATGTATTACCACCTAAGTAATTTAATGTTTGGGGAGTAATAGCTAATGAAACACCTTGTTTGATTACAATAGCTGGTAAACCTAAATCTAATATAGGTAATTTAGCTGTACCACGAGGTAATGTAACTAGTTTATATTTCATTGTTTGGTTTTCTTGAGGGAAGGCCTCAAGTAAAGGCATGTTATCTATAGCTTCTCCATAATATGCAGAACCTGAAGGATGGTTTGGGTTGTATAATGTATAATCAATTTCATCATCTGCTAATGCAAATTGTGTTATACGAAACGTTCCGTTATTTTGAGCCATAAGTTGACGACCTTTAGTTGTTAAGATAGCATCTACTGTTACAATAGTGTTATTTAAATATCCCATTTTAATTGTTTGTTTATTATAAATATGTTAAAGTTAAGGTTTATTACCATATGTTTTTTAAGAATATAGTTTATGTTGGTTGATTACCATATGTTTTAAGAATATAGTCTAGGTTTTGAGTTATTACCTGTTTAGGGTATTGAGATAATATATAACCCCGTCCTGCACCTGCAAAATTTGAGTTTGGAAGACCAAACATAGTTAAACCGTTTGTTGGGTATTGAGCTTTAGTAATTAGGACCCCTGCATTGCTTTGGTTAGAAGTAGCTCCTATAGGAATAGAATATGAATTATAAGCTGACCCAGTTTCAAACCAATATTTTACAGCATCAGGATTTTTAAATGTTATATAATTCTCAGTAGTAGATAGGCTTACATATTGGTCTATTTCAAATGGAACTCCAACTTGTTGTAATGTTGTAGAGCATGATGGTGGTAATCCTCCTGTTAAATTAGTAATAGGTCCACTACCACTGTAAAAACTCATAAACCATCTGTTTCCATCATTTAATGAATTTAAGACATCAAGGAGTGGTGTAGTTGTTGATAAATCTTGATATAAATCTCCATTAACATTTATATTAGCTGATGGAGTAGTTGGTTGTGGATTATTAAATGGAGCGGGTCCAAACCAAACATTTGGAATATTAGGTATTGATGAAACAGCTGCTGATCCTGTAGGAAATATTCTACCCCAATTAAAACCACTAGATTGTGTAGAATTTGATGCTATATAATAAGTTGCACTAGGTAATAATAATGACGGGTATGTTATATTAAGTTGAGTAGGTAATGTTGGAGAGTTAATATATTGATATTGGAAGGCTGGTGAACCAGACGGGAATGTTTTTTCTAAAATATCATAATATATATCTGTTCCTGGTTTAATAACAGCAACATCATCTCTAGTTTCACCTACTAAATAAATATTACCCATACTTAATCCACCCCCGTTAACGTTTTCAGGATATCCAGGACCACCCCAATTCATCTCATATATACAACTATCTAACCATTGTATTACTACATTACCTGGGGAAGATCTTTCAATTATTCTTCTAGAATTTGGATTAGTAGGAGTAGGAGATATTGAATCTCCAGGCCAAGATCCTGTATAACCATATACTGAAGCTGTTGTGAATTGGCTAGCACTTGTATAAACATTTAAAGCTATAGCATTTTGTTGTTTACCAACATATCTTCCACTTATGTGGGAACGGTATGAATAGTTCCATGGTTGTACTTGAGCACGAGAGGCATTACCACTTAATATAGCTGCTTGATTTTGGGCTACTATTTGACCACCATTAAAATCAACGTCCATATATAATGGATTAATATTATTTACATCAACATTGTTTTGAATAACGTTGCAATCGCTATTGTAAAAATTATAACCAGAATATGGTTCAAGTACAACTATATCGTAGTTTGAAGCTTCAGGAGCGAATGATTGGGTGATGAGTAAACTAGAAGTAAAGGCTGAAGGTGATGGAGTACCTTGGGGCCGTCCTAGAAAAAATGCATAACTATTTCCTTCTACAGGAGTAAATGAACCAGTAAGACTACCAGTAACTAATGTACCATTACTAGGAAAAAATCCAGAAAGTATTGCTGCACTATCCACCGTCGCCCCGGGGGCAAGAATAGGAAAATAATTAGCATCTACTAATAATAAATATAAACCTACCGTGGTTGGAAAACTTATATTTATTGAATTTGTAACATTAAGTGTAACATTTGGAGTATTTCCTAAGGTATATGTGCCTGAACTTGCTGTAAGGTAATTTAATGTATTTGTATTTATATTATAATTAGTTATTCTTAAAAATGTATTTGGGTAACTTCCCCCAACAATTGTAAGATTATTGGAACTAGCAGATACTTTATAATCTAATATTTCTTGATCAGCAGATGAAGTTATATCTAATGGAAATATACTATAAAGATAATATGTTGAATATTCTGTTATTGAAGCTACATTATATTGTACCGGATTATTTATATCAGAAAACTTAATTCTAATATCCGTTAGATCTTGCAATTCAATTGAATTATCTATACTACCGCTATCTTGTTTAGCAATTTTAATATATTTTACTCCGCTTGTAAATACTGGTGTATTAGGCATATTTGTTGTTTAGATTGAACTATTATTTTGTTGGGTATTATTATTATAATTTTGTGTAAGATAAACTTGTGAATTGTAACTTCCTAAATCCCAATATAAATATATCTCACCTGGGTTAGGTGATGTATTTGGATCTAAAAATAAACCAAGAGAATTATCTGAACCTAAAAGTTGAGTTGATTTATAAAAAATGGGTTTATATAAAGTTTCTATTGTATTAGCTCTTAAATATATTTCACAATCTGGATCGTTTAGATTCCCATTTTGTGCTATAATTGATGAACCGCTAAATTCACCATTAAAAAATTCATCTTGATTTGATTGAGTAAACGCTACATTTCCAACTAAACTAGGTGTAGTACCACTCCAACTTTGAGTTATATTAACATATAAATTAGTAGATGCCGTTCCATTAAATTGAGGCATTACTCCACCAGAACTACCTGTTGTTTGTTCAATAGGAAATGATTCATAATCTGTAGATGATATGTAAATTCTTTGACCATCTAACATTCCAGGTATACCTCGTATTGAACCGGTTATTGTTATATCTTCAAATACATTAGGACTATTCCATGTTGGAGTACTACCACTACCATAAACGGATTGGGTTGTACGTAAATCCATTTGTGGAGTTGGGTAACGATTACGTTCTAGTAAATGTTGTTTAATTACAACACCTGATGCTAAAGCGGTGTGTGCAGGAACAAAATCTTGAAGCATCTTGAATAAAGAGTTATCAAAGAATTTGATAAGTCTTACATAATCCCAAATGTTATAATTTGATGTATATTTTTCAAAATATTTGTCACGTAGCACATTTAAATCCGTGTAACTAGTGTTTCTAGACGGTATATAACGTGGATCACCAATATAATCACCCATATTGAAATATCCAAATGTATCGTTGATATCATCGTTTATTTCGTTTTGAGGTGAGAATGCTACTTCAACATAATCAACATTGTTAGTATAAGAACTACTTATTGATGGTTGTTGTTGAACTGATATGAATGGTGATAAAACTTTATTATCAGGTATGTTACTATCACTTCCTGAGTATGGTAATACTATATTTTTGTTTTGTATTTTTTCAGATACAGCGTTTTGTATACCTGCGGGTACTTGATCATAAAAGAATGTTTCTGTATTAGAAACAAATTGTCCGTCTGCTAAATTTATACTAGCAGTACTATTAGATACAAAAGACGATGTTGTTGTCCAAGAACCAGTAATTTTAGGATGGACAGATGTACTACCTGTATATAGTTCTCCACCTAATGGTAATCTAAAAGCTAAATTATTATATCCATTTCCTACTCCATTTCCTTCAATAGAGTATGGGTTCATAATATAATCTTTAATACTAGATTCATTTAATATAAAGCATCCTAAACCTCCATAATAACGTATTTCTTGTAGTGAACCAGATAATGGTTTAAAAGTATTAACACCATACACTTGAGAAGGAGGAAGGAAGTTTGATGCGAATCCGGTAATCCATCTAGTATAAAAGGTATCTGATGAATTTGGAGTAAAAGTTACTGATGATGATGCGTAATATCCTAATTTATTTCCATCATATCCATCATATTGAATATTACCAGCATGTAATGAAGCAGTACCATTGATATAATCAACATTTAGTGTTACTGACCACCAACCTTCATCTAAAAAAGGTAAATATAATGTTGGATGAGGTCCCGTAAGATAATTAGGTCCATAAAATATTAATTCTGAGTATAGATTATATGGGTCAGGTATTGAACCAGCATATGATCCACTAGTAAGACCAGATCCAGTATAATTTAATGCTATAAATGGTTTATTGTTTGGGTCATCTAGTTGCCATAATACTGTTTTAGGATTAGCAAAAATATTTTCAGCATTTGCTACTTTAAATCTAAATTGTATTACAGATGGTTTATTTTGGCCGAGGAAGGGATTGGGATTAGCGCTCCAATTTGAGTTAAGTCCCCAATCTGTTGTTACAGCAGGATTTGAAGGAATTTTTCTTCCAAAAGCGTAAGCATAATTGTATTCATCTTGCCAGTAATCCCAAGTGTTAGGATCTTTATTTTTTCCTCCAAATTCATTTATACGTAAAATGGTATCAGGTATACCATATGATGTTATCAAAGCACGTAAACCTTCAGGTGTACCTTTTTTCTTTAAAATATAAGGTAAATTATGATATATACGTTTATAAGTTTCAGCATTAATATCAAATGTAGGATCCAATGAACCCGTACTTGAGGCTGTAACGTAAGTATTAATATAATCTAAAAAAGAACCTGTTGGAACAGGTAATGAACCTGTTGTAAAAGGTAAATTGTATAAACTACCTGAAGGTGTTATACCTAATAAAGCTGAATATAAGTCATCTGTTGAGAAGTTGTTTTGGTATATTTTAATTCCTAAGTCTCTTAAAACATCTGCTACTAAATCTTTAGATACACCATAATCAACACGGTTATCAGCATTATATTTATTTGTTACATCTTTTATATATACCCAAACACTATCAAAGTTTTGACCAACCATATCAACAAATAACATATATTGATCGTTATTTGAATCATCTGTTAAATATGATGGTATAGCGTTTATTAAACGATTATTATTTTGTAAATCATAATCTTCAGCAACTATTGATTGTGATGCTAAAAATGCTAAACCGTTAACTGAGTTAGGAGATGAATTTATATATGGGTATGTAGAGTTAGTTTTAGGCCATGCTGTACTACCTGATTCATAATATAGATAATACTCATATCTATCAAATCCTGTTATAATTTCATCTATTTTATTTGTCCAAATATTACTACTATTTATAATAAAAGAGTTCGTTGTACTTGTGATTAAGTTAGCATTTGATTGATATTGATCAATTAAAGATAATTTATAATAAAAATTTTCTAACCGTGTTTTAGCTGAAGAGAAAAAAACAAATTCAGAGTAATCTGAATAGTTTATATTTATTTCTAAACCTTTTTCTGCTAGTAGACTATTGATCTGATATTGTAAACTACCTGTTCCTGCAATAGATGTATTTGAAGTTAAACTATTATACGTAACATATGGGGTAGAATTATTGATTTGATCTTTAATAGCTATGTTAGTGTTAGGGCCTCTAAGATAAATATTTTGATCTAATTCATCAAATGTTTGAATAATATTAATATTGTAAGCAACCGGTTCAGCTATAGATTCTACTATCCAACATTGTGATTGAATGTTAAAATTATTAGGTAAAGGTTCATATAGTTTAATTAATACTGTTGGATCATTTGGGTTAGTAGTAACATCTAATAAAATATTATTAGCAATAATGAGGTTATTATCACCAAAATCAAGGTAAAAATCTATAAATAAACCACTAGAATTTCTATAAGTAATAAAATCACTTACACTTGTTATCACTTCACCGTTAGGAATAACAGTTGTATTAAGTCTAACTTCAGTTCTATCTGGGCTGATTTCATCTATATAATAGCGGTTAAGAGGACTTGAACCTGCTCTATTTCTTAAAAAATTATATAATGTATT